CGCGCATTATAAAATCTAAGGGGTCACCATCACCTGACCAAACATCGTGGTTTCCCGCTATCAAATACAGCCAATTAACGCTATTTACAAAATGCTCTGTTAATCTCCAGCTTTCTTTTGCTGTTACAGATTGTTGTCCATGTAAAAATGCAAGTCTTCCAATCCAATTATTTTGAACATCTCCCAAGTTTCCAGCAAACATTCCATCTGTTTGATTAATTAGATTACAAAGCTTATATATTTCACCAATATTTGTTCCATCATCATCTATGTGAGGGTCGCCAAAATGACAAATACCAATAGGCCCAGTAGTTTTTATATCAATATTTATAAGCCTTCTAGCTTGCTTGCCCCTTATTTTTAAATCATACTTTCTTTTCCTGTGCTTAATAAGCTCTTCAATTGGTATAAAATCGGGGTCTTTACATTCTTTTACAAACTCAGATTCTTCTAATATTGTGGGCCTTACTGTTCTTCTGCCGCATGCCTTGCACATCCATTGAGGTTTTTTGCTATTTGCTCTGTATATATAGCCAAACTTTCGTATGCTCCTACTGCCACAATGAGGGCAACCTATAATATTACCGTCGGAATCTTGGACTAAACCATCACTCATACGTGCTTACAAGTTCTTTAAAGTGCTTTATTGTTCCAGCACCTTTATGGGTATTGTAATGTGTCTTCCATAACTTTGCTTGACCATCTAAAGTTTTTGGCATAGGCTTTGGTACTCTCCAATAATGTAATCTACAGCAAACAATGCTAGCTTTAATGTTAGTAGTTAGAATATCTTGCCATACATCTTCTTCAGGATTAATAAAATAATCCTTATCAAGATTGCAAACTTTTGCACATTTCTCAAGTAATTTAGTTCGATATTGTAAATAATCATTGCACAAAGAAACCGCTACCCAGGGTTCGCATTGGAAAAAGCCTCTAGCTATATTTTTTCCACCTTTTTGCATGAGATATTTATATTTTGACTCAACTATACCAGTTCTATAAACCATCATCATAGCATCGTGACTAGCATATTTTTGGCCCATTTCTTCTAATGTTGACTTTATAATATATTTCATTTGCAAGGAATCAATCATTACTTACCCCAAGACTCTCTTGCTTTTGCTTTTGATTTTTTTGATAATTGACCGTAATGAAAAAGTTTTTGAGAAGTTTTACCATGAGTTTTACCGCTATGTAAATCTCCATTAGGCATTTTATGAGACATACCCTTATGAACTTTTCCATCCTTAAAATAATGTTTTACACCTTTAGCCATTATTTACCTAGCTTTGCGCCACTTATTATCATTGCAAGTAACTTCTGAATTAAATCAGCTACATCTCGGAAGATAGGAGCTTCTTTTTCGTCTTTTACAAAAGGAATATTTATAGCTTTATCCATTCCTTCTGCTATCATTTTTTCAAATTCATCACTTTTTATGTATTCTAAAAACGTTTCTTTTAGGCCATCTGCTTGTTGCTCAGCTAGCTCTGTTGCTTTAGCAACCATCATTGCTTTTATGTTCATTTTATTCCTTTATCTTTTTTATTTTGTGGGTTAAATAAACAATGCTCATTACAGCTACGATACATTGTAAAAATAAATTTATTTCGGCAAGATAAACACCATAATTAGTAAAACTAACAGCAGATACTTTTAAACTATCCATTAATGCCTACCATTTATTCTACTTAAAGAACCTTTTACCTCAGATATTTGATTATCTAAATCATTTATTTCTTTTGTTAGGGCATCAAACTTCCTGTCAAGTTTATCATCTGATTGATTCCACCTAGCAATTAGTTTTATAATCATGCCTTCCATATTTTCTAATGTTTCCGATTGGCCTTTGTTTTCTATTTTTAAACTTTCTAAAGTTTCCTGTTGTTTAGCAGATTTATTAGATAACGAAACAACTAAATATACAAACATAGCACCAACTACGCCAATCATACCTGCTTCGCCATAAACTGCCATAAAATCCATTAGAACACTCTAAACGGTAATAAATTCCAAATATACATAGAAATAAAAGAAAATATGCCACCTAGCAAAGTTGCAATAACATCTTTATTAGACCATGCTTTGTGGTCAATATAATCATATAATTCTTTACCAAAAGCTAAAAATGCTAGCACCAACCAAGATTCTGTAATTGCAAAGCTAGCAGAGCCTGCCATAAAATGCATAAATTTATCAGCTCCAAATTGTAGAAAAAAATCGTTTACTTTGCTCATTTCTTTTTACCTTTTTTACCCCAGCTTAACGGATTAATATTTAATTCTGTTTCATAAAAAGCAACTTTTTGTTCTAGTTGTTTTCTTTGTGTTTTTTCTTCGATAATGTGTTTGTTAAGTAAATTTTCAATCTGATTATCCGCAGTTGCCACCTTATCTTCCAATGCCTTAATCCTACTTTCAATCTGTAAATAACCATATACCAAACCTGCAACCAAGAAAAGACCCTGAGCCAGCCATTTAAGATTAATACTAACAATGGCGTTATCGTCAAGAATAGTAGTACGATAACTTCTGGCGGTATTCGGTTTTCCACTCATTTAATCCTTACTGTTTCCCATTGAAAATGCAATACACAGTAATTTTCGCCATTTAATACCTTTTCTTTGTACCAATGTTCAAGACCTCTTGTGTCTTTTATTTCTACATAAACTGTGTTTTCTACGTTTTGCATCTGATAACAATTTATGTGTGTCATACACAACAGGGATATTATAACTCGTGCTAACAACCTTAAAATCTCCATTTTTTAATTTAACAATATTATGATTCATAATGTTTTTATTACACAATTTTCTAGCTTATGTTTGCCTACAATCATTCTACCAGCACCGCCACCATGACTTGATTCACATTCATCTACGTAAGCTTGCTCAATCGTTGCCCAACTGTCACTTCTTTGTATAACCTCTCCGTCTTTTACTAAGAAGTATTTATACCTAGAAGGATAAGTCAGGGTCTCTACCGTACCATCTGGATATGTCTTTTTTCTAACAACACCGGGAGTAGAGTTTCTGTACAACCTTAAATAATGACCCTGAGAACTTTTCCTTATAAGCATTAGTCTTCCTTTACTTCTTCTAATGATTTTTTTAACATTTTTACAAATGCATCACGACCTACTCTAAGTTGGTCTGCAACAAAACTGTTTGATGCTTGTTTGTTTTGTATGTCGTTAATGTGATTTACCATCATTTTTTGCTCATCAGTCATATCTTCTATAACGTACTCTTTACCGTCAAGATTCAAGACTGGCTTTTCTTTTTCTTTTTTAGCCATTATTGACTCCTTATGTTAGTTGTTATTTACTTTCTAATTCTTCTACCCTTGCAGATAACTCCTGTATAGCTTTAACGAGCATAGGAACTAGGGCTCCACTAGACACAGCTTGTGTTCCGTCTTCCCACTCTTTCCACATTGAAAAACCTTCTTTTAAATCACTATGTTTATCAATAGCAGATTTTACTTCTTGAGCTATAAAACCATGCATTGTTTTGCCGTAGCTTCCCTCTGCACCTAAAACTGGTTCTTCTGAGTCTTGATACTGACTCATGCTCTTATCAACATCTTTTGCTTTTTTCCAATTAAACGTTACTGGTCTAAGTTCGTTTATAAATGACAATCCAGCAGTAGAGGCTTGAATGTTTTCTTTTAATCGCTCATCTGATGATGCCGCCCAACTTTCATCACTTCCATCTAAAGCAATAGTTACTTTATTGGTACCCATACCAAGTGTTGCATTATCAGTACCAGCACCAGTAACTCCTTTTCCAATTACAATTTCTCTATTTGAGGTGCCAGAACCCGGGTTTGCATCAGAGCCAATAAAAATATTGTGTACACCGCCATCAAGATTTAATCCAGCTTGAAATCCGATTGCTACATTTTCACTTTCAGCACCATCACAGTTTCCAAGTGCATGTTTTCCTATAGCTATGTTGCTATGACCTGTTAATATTTCATCTAATGCTTGGTAGCCTATAGCTACATTATCAGAACCAGTAGTTAATGCTTTTAGTGTTTCATATCCAAGCGAAGTGCTTCCATCAGCTTCTGTCATAACCATTGCAGAATTAAAACCTATAATAGTAGAATATCGACCACTTGTAATCTCCTCACCTGCATTTTTACCAATACATATAGTACCACCTGCATCAGAATGGTCAATAAGTTTTCCAGCATCCCTACCAATTAAAACTGTATCAGCAGTATCTGTCATGGTCAAGCCAGCATTGTGTCCTATACATACATTATCATTTACCCCAAGAACATTTCTTCCAGCTCTATATCCTATAGCAACATTTGATGCTCCTGTTGTATCTTCTAAAGCAGATGCTCCGATTGCTACATTATTATTAGCTGGGTTTCCAACACCCATAGCCAAGTGACCAATAGCAACATTTCCTTGACTGTCATCTGCTCCTAATAATGCTTGATAGCCAACTGCTGTATTGTTAGAACCTGTAGTTAAGGCTGTACCTGCTTGATAACCAAACGCAGTATTTTGACTAGCATCACTTATAGATTTACCCGCTTGATACCCTACGACAGTTGAACCAGAGCCAGAAGTAAGACTTTGTAATGCTTGATAACCAATACCAATTACACCATTTACAGTAATATCAGCACCTTGACCAGCGTGATAGCCAATTAAAATACTTTCATCTGTCGCTGTTGTACCTGCACCAGCTCCAGAACCAATAAGCACATTCTCGTGCCCAGTAGTCATAGCAAGACCAGCATTACC